AATTCTTTTTCCATCCTTTAAATGGTAAAGGTTTATTAGCAATGTTAATTATAAACGTCTCTTTAGGATCTAAATCCCTAATAGATGTTGATTTACCTGACCCGGAGTCAGCTATAACTAATACAGAATGTGCCATTTTATTTACTTAATTTTTGATTTATACTTAATAATGCTCTTTCAATGCCTTTTAAAACATCTACTATATCTCTCTTTTCTGGATCTTTGACTAAATCTTCTTTTACAGGTGAGTTTCTATCAGTTATATCATTAATAACTTTTAGTTCACTTACAGGTACAATGTGTCTTTCAAATCCTGAGTTACTTGTAACTACTTCATACTCTTCAGCCCAATGAGGATTGTGTTTTAACAAATACAATGTTCTCTTTGGATCTTCTGAATCATACTCAATACTTACAAATTCTGTGTATATATCTCTACCTTTCTGTAGCTCACTAGGAAAAAATGATACATGTAATTCATCTTTACCTGTTGGTCTATACGCCATCTTAGGTATATATAATGCATTTATATTTCCAATTGTTTGGAAATAATCTTCATGCTCTTTTTTTAATTCTAATACTTTTGCTTTACGCTCTTGTGGAGTCATACTCTTAATTTTTATCATATTATCTACGTTGTTCTTGAGGTGGTGTATCCATTTCATGAATCTCCATTTTCTCAAATGCTGCTTTAAAGAAACTCATACGTGTATCACCATTCCTTGCTTTTAGGAAATGTAATACAAGAGTTCTATCATCCTCTATTATAAATCTATCAGGACCATAGTATCTAATCTTTTGTTTAGCAGGACGGTTAATACCAATTAAGGTATCAGCATGTTGTAACATTGCATCTGAACCAAATATATCTGATTCTAACACATAGTTACCATACTTACCATTTACTGCTCTGTCTGGATTATCTATATTCCTATTTAATTGTGATAGACATATAAACATACAAGGATATGTACGCTTCATCTCCGTAAAGAACTCACCAAGTTCAAATAACATATCTAATCTGTTATTCTGATATGGTGCACGCTTTACCAAGATACTATGATCAAGTGTAATAATAGTTTTCTTACCTTGATGCATATTCATGTATATATCTACTTGATCCCGCATTTGATTTACAGTCATTGGTGTAGTAATTATATCTACAGGACTTTTAATTCTATTCTTAGCATGCTGATGACATTTGTCAAAAGTTGTTTTAGATAGAATACTACCTGCACTACACAATTCTTTATAAGTCTTACCGGTTATGGATGAAAATTCTCTTAATGCTGTGGTTCTACCCACCATCTCAAAGCTGAATTCTAATACTCTGTATTCTTCAGCTGGATTTAGAATGAAAGACTCTCTTATGATCTGATCCTTAATCAGAGTTTTACCTGATCCAGGTCTACCCCCGATCACTGTAAGAGTATTCCATTCTAGCCCATCTGTAACAGCATCATTAAACTTAGGCCATGGAGTTTGTATAGATTTCTCTTTACCACTCTGCCTAGCAAGCATATATTTTAAAGCTTCATTGAAAGCTTGATATTGTCCATCCCATGCTGGTTTAACTTTACTCATACAACCTTTTCTTTAAAGTGTTCTATAACGTCTGTTGATACACCATCACGGACCATGTCACAATAATCTGCTAACTCTGAATGCTTTACTTTATGTTTATCTTGTTTACAAATAAAATATTGACTTGTTTTCATATACATATAGTCTTTTGCTTTATATTCATTAACATACATAACAGAAGCATGTGCAACTTCATCCCAAGTATAATCATATGTTTCAAAGAACCATCTAAAACAATTCTCTAAAGTCTTAAGATTTTGTCTTGCAGGCTTACCACTTGGTAGTTTACCAGCAGGAAATGCACTTCTATAAAGTTTGAGCATGTCAAGATAACCTTTACCAAGTAGCTGTGTTGTAGTTCTTTTCTTTGCTTTTGAAAACAATTGATCATACTTAACACAAATACTTCTACCTTTTGGTGTCAATGAATACATTGGCCCCTCTTTATATAGTACCAAACCTAACTTAATTAATGCTCCTGCGTCATACTGTTTGTTTTGTATAGGAAAAGAAATCTTATTCTTTATCCCGTACAAGAGAAGTAATTGGTTGGGTGTAAGCTTGTCCTTTAATATCTTCTGGAATAGTTCTAACATAATTTCTAATATTTTCTCTTAATTTATCATAGGCTTCACATATTTGTTGATCACCAATGTTTAATAAACTATCAACTTGTCTTACATGATATAAAACACTAGCATGATGTTTATTTATATGATGTCCTGTGTATTGTAATGTAAAACCCATTTTATTACACATATAGCAAAAAAGCTGTTTGAATATCACAAACTCTCTTTTTCTACATTCTTTACCTAAAGATCTCCAACCTTTAAATTCTGGATATAATGTACGCATTGTACTTAAAACTAACTTTTCAATAATTTCTATTGTCTTTTCCTGATGTGCATTTTTCATTGCATCTATCTCATCCTCCCATTGTTTTACATTGAAAAGTACTTGTGATTTTTCACTAACTAATATACTAATATTTTTACCGTACTTAGACTCAAAATTATTTTTAAATTTTTGAATCTCATTTGTAATTTCTAAAATATCTTCTTTGAACATTGTTTGTTTTTTAAGGTTTGTAAAGATACTAAAATTATTGTATCTTGTATGTATAAAATGTATTTATTATGGCTAAAAAATCAAAAAAAATTGAACCTACTACTCAATCTGATAGAGTTAAAGTAGATGATGAAATCTTAAGTAAATTATCAAAAGAAAAAGTAATGAAAATACCTGATAATGAAGTAGTTTTACTACCTGTATCTGGTTCTTTCAAAAAACATATTGATGATATTATGTATTATATCATGGATGATATGGAAGCAAGTGAAATTATCACTGCATTTCAAATGATTAAAATGAACTTCAAAGGTATTGATCCTGATTTAATAGACATGAGAGTTAAAGCATTATGGACACTGATGTCTATAACTACTGAACTTAACTATCAAGCTGCTGAACAAGGTAAATGGCAAGAAACTGATGCTGTTGTTGGTGATGCTTTAAATAAAATATCACAAACTAATCAAGAAGAAGCCACTCTTGCTCAGTATAAACAAGATAGAGATGTTCTTAAAAAGAGTAATAAAGATAGATTACAACGTCTTGAAGACAAGATTAAAGAAGCCAACAAGAAAAAGAAGTCTAACGAAGATTCACCCCAGTAAAGTCTCCTATTTCTATTAATGCTTGTATAACAAGATTTAGTTCTTGTTTACTGCAATCCTTAAATGATTTACAATACTCTTGTTTATTTCTAACAAAACATAATCCAGCTTTTCTCTTTGCTTCTAGTTTCATTTCTTGAAAGGTATGTCCAATTTCATTTGCTAACTCTCTGATCATAGCATGAACCTTTGCTAGTTGTGCATTAGTTCCATCTTCACCAGCTACACTAACAAATATTTCTACTTTAGTACCTTCAGGTAACTCTTTAACCCAATTGTCATAGAGTGTACCTTTAGCCTTTATAGTGTGGGTAAGTTCATCACCCACTTTTTTCATTATAGAAAAGAAATTACCTTTCATGATATTCTGTTATTTCTTTTTCTAACTCATACATTGTCTCTGGACATAACTCATACAAGAAATTAGACATATCAACCGGTTCATCAGTTGATACATTTACGTTATGATTCCATAAGTAAATAGCTCCTATCTCTACAGTAGATCCTGTACCAGGATAATCATGTGTAGCAGGCTCACCTGCAATGTATTTATATTCTATATCTAGATCCCATTCATTAATTTTTTTTGTATAGTTCTTCAACATTTTTTTTATATTCTTTTTCTTTTATTATTTTCTTTAAATATTCTGCGGGAGTGCCTTCCCATTTTTCATTCTGCATTTGAATGTAAATGTTTTTCATTTTTCCCATTACTTATCTTTTTTAGTATTGTTATCTATCCAATCACTTATCTGTGTTGTTATATACATGCCTATCACGATACCAGCTCCTAATGTTAATATAAGAGCTGTACCGTGTGCAAATAATTCTAAGACTCTTTCCATAAGCCTAAAGGTTCTAATATATTCTCATTATAATGCTCTATTATACTTACATTTTTATCATTAACTTCTTTAAGATCTTTAATATCTTTTTTTAATGATATATTGTTACATATAGTAATGACTAATGCTATAATTAGTATTAGTTCACCAGCAATTATAAATTTAAATAAGTTAAACTTGGAGTTAACAGTACCAACTGTCAACCATTTCTTGAATTTTTCTGTCATCTGTCTAAAGGATTAAAATATTTGATTTTATCTGAGTCAAATGTTGATAGTGCAGCGTTAACCCACTTAACATCTTGACTATTTTTATAACACAGTATATGGCAAATAGCAGTCTCACTAGGATTAAGACGTAATAAACGGCCTATTCTTTGTGCTGACTTGCGTTCATTGCCATATGCGTGCATTATAATACCTTGTTTTAGGTTAGGTATTGTAACCCCCTCACTAAGTTGTAATACACAAGATAGTTTATCTATTCTTCCATCACTAAATAACTGTAAGTTATCCTCCGATGCAGTGTTTTTAGAATGATAACTATGTTTACACATTCTATCTGCTTGTGCTTGTGTATTAGCAAAGACTATGCATTGATCACCTATGTTTCTTATCAAACCTTTAGCATACGCTTCTTTAGTTGGATAGTCCATCATAGCTTTCATACGCATTATAGAGAGGAACTGTCTTTGCTTTGGTGTTTGGGCATCACCCAATGCACCTGTATAGTACTGATAATCAGCTAGTTCTGAAGTATACCACGTTCTACCATCTCTTGCAGACTTCTTAACGTTCTTTACTTTAGATAGTTCTAGCTCATGTACTATGATTTGATAGTCATTAAGTATACTGTTGTCAGCTGCATCATCTACACTAAATGTATATTTAACAGGACAATACTTATTAACCATCTTTAATTTCTCACCTGTTTTAGGTGGTGTACCAGTTAAACCCAGTATTCTACCATTAAATTCAGAGAGAAATGTTTCATGTGATTCCAATAAACTATGACATTCATCAAGATAAAGTAAATCATAATCTTTTGGATTCTTTTTATTTAGTGACAAGTATGTTGTATAGATTATATGATCTTCCATTTTATCTTGTTCACCTAATAGTTGTAATTCTTTAATCCATGCAGTCATTACAGACCACTTAGGAACTACAACTAATACCCTTATAAATGGATCATATAGTTTCATAAGATGTTGGATAG